TCCAAATGCCACCCAGTGAATTCATGAACGCTTCACCTTCGTCGGGTTCGTTGTTGTCTCCAACAAGAACACGAATGACTAAATTGTTTTCGTCTAATTCTGCCCAATGACTCATTGCGCCCACCTAACTATCACTAAACCTGAACCACCTGCGCCGCCGCCGACGTTCGAAGAACCGCCACCGCCACCGCCTGTGTTTGCAGTGCCTGCCGTTGGTGTGCCGCTTGAACCCGCACCACCACCGCCTGAACCACCTGCACCTGATGAAGCATCAGCACCACCGCCACCGCCACCTGCGTAATAACCTGATACGCCCGTGCTGGTTGCAGTTGCCCATGATGAATAAGTGTCCAAACCAATTCCACCTGCACCGCCTGCTGATGTGCTTCCGTTGCCACCTGTTGCACCTGCACCACCACCACCGCCTGCGCCATAGACGCCACCCAATAATCCACCAGTACCACCAGCACTTCCCTGACCTGATGTTCCTGTTCCACCTGGTTGGCTTAATTCGCCTGAAGCCATACAACCGCCACCGCCTGAACCACCATTTGAACCAGTTGTGATTCCGACCGTTCCCTGTCCACCGCCACCGCCACCGACGGCAGCAGTCAAACCGCCCAATTGTGAATTTGATCCATTTGCACCGCGCGTATTTCTACTAGCCGAAGCACCAGCACCACCGCCGCCGACGGTTACGGTGTAATTGTTTGCACTCAAACTTTGTGATGTTAAAGGAAGAAAACCACCTGCACCGCCTGCACCATGTGCGCCGCCGCCACCACCTGCAATGACAAGAATGTCACACGACAACGTTCCGCCTGTTACACCCAATGTTCCGCTTGAAGTAAAAACGCGGTAATTGTAACCGCCTGATGTGTAAAGCGTTCCACCCGTCACCACGACCGCGGCAGCAGACGAAGCACTTATGCCCAAAATCGGGTTTCGCATTATGCAATGCCGCCAATGACTGTCCATGAATTAGCAGCTAGTTTTATTGCGCTTGCGGTTTTGTAACGTCCCAAAACTGGTGACCCAATTGTCGCACCGACTGAAACAACCGTCGTTGTTCCTGGTGTTGTTGCAGTGATAGTTGTGACACCTGCGCCCTTTTGGTAAATGTTCAAAACTGTTCCAATGTCGAACGCAACGCTTGCGTCGGTTGGAATGTTGAATGTGTTTGCCGAAGCATTGTCCATTGTGACAAGGGTGTTCGTTGCGTCAACGAGTGCCGCGGTGTACGACGTGCCTGTTTGCGCATTGATTGTCAAACTCATGTCGTCTTGTGCTATCCATGTGAAATCCATGTTTGTGTTCGAAGCCTTAGCCAAAACCTGACCTGTTGTGCCACCTTTCAAATCAGCAAGTGACGTGTCGACGGCTTGACCGAAAACTTCAAAATCAGCAGGCAGGTCGGTGACTAAGTCTGTTGAAGTTGGCATTTGCCAACCGAAATTGCTCGTTGGGTTTGTCATGTTTTCTCCTTATCAGGCAACAATTGTTGCATACTGCCATTCTAATGTTGGCGACACGCTCGCCCACGTTTCGGTGATTGGTACGTCGTTCCAACGCATTGCCTGCAATGAATAAGCCAATGGGGACAATAACAATGTGACGCTTAGACGGTTGTAGGCGGCTTGAAACGACCAGCCTTCGACGAAACCCTGAAACGTACCTGACGACATGTTCAACGGCAGATTGTTCAAGGCAATTGCTTCACCCATGAAAACATTGATCAGGTTGTCACGGTCAGAATCGTCAATTTCAGGGTTGGTCAGGTCAAATGAAATTTCGCTGAAAATTGGTTGCGGGTTAGCGCGAAGCGACAAATAAAACGCTGCCTGATTGTTGGCGTCAGTTGCGTCATGCAATGTCGTTGTAATGACCTGAGCAAGATTGCCATAAAGTGCAATTGATTCAGCGTTGCTTGCGCTAACGTCGCTGCTGCTGGTTGCACCGTATTTGATCGTTATTGCGTTGCGTACGTCGCCCACGCGGGTTTCAATACGCAAACCAGCTGCACGCGCGTGGTTGGCGTCAAGGTCGACGTAACCATTGGCGGTTAGGTACTGGGTGCGGTGGGTCGAATCCGCGTAGCCAATGCGACCTTGCGCGTCCTCGTACAAATACCCCAGCCCTGACGTTGCCAATGCTGAAACCAATGAATAAACGTCAATTGGGTCTTGCCCAGCGCCACGGGCTGCAAGGTCATAATTGCCAGGGCGGTCGATTTCACCCAAACCGTTATTTTCAGCATTTTCCCACGTTGTACCCGCTGGGGTGTATGTAGCCCAAGTGACCAGCGGTGCAACCTGCGCCCAGGTATTAAATAAAACTGTTTGTAAAACTTCATAGATTTGATCACCGTCAAAATCACGGGCAAGGGAATCGGTAAAAATGACCTTTGGCAAACGTGCCAATGCGCCCAATGCCGTGATCGAATAAGTCTGCGTGAACATGGTTGAACCCACGTCACGGACTTCCAAACCAATGTCAACCACATTGCCACCGAAAATTGGCACGAATGTTCCTGACGTATCCTGTACTTCGACGGTGATCGTTGAATTGATGTTGACAGGGATTGCCGTTTGATTGACGTCGATCAGTTGAAGGTTGACATAACCCGCTTGCGCTTGTTCGTAAATGTTTGTTCGACCGCTGCGAATTGTTAAATTTGCCAAAACCGCGTCTGTGTATTCAACGCCGTCAATTTCGACATTCCAAACGGGTGACCACTGCGTCATGCGATTTGCAGGTTGTTTGCGCCACCTGTGCCGCGATAGAACGAATCGTTCAAGGTTTCAACGATCGTGCGTGCAGTGCCTTCACGGTCAAATGCACCAGTGACGGTCAAATTGATTGTTGTGCCCATTGAAGCGGCTTCAGCCATGCGGAATGAACCAGGGTTGAAATTGCTTGAAACGACACTGCTCGCAGCTGAAGCGGCAACCCTTGCAGCAGTTGCGATTCCGCTTGATGTTGTGCCACCGCCTGTTGATGTTGTTCCCGCCGTTGTTGTAACTGCCGAAACGCTAGGCGTTGATACTGTACCCGTGGACATTGAAAAGTTACCCAATGCGCCCGTTGCCGTCGAACCTGAACCGCCACCGATTTTCGGAATGTAAGGAACGTCTTTGCCCCATTGAACCGCGTTGTAACCCTTGATTATTGCATTGATACCGTCAATGGCAGTGTTCAGCAATGGTTTGATCGCGCCCAAAACTTTGGCAATGATCGTGATAACCAATTCAGCAATTTCGCCAACGACTTTCAATGAATCGCCAATTGCCTTGCCGACCAATGGCGCAATGAATTTAACTACGTCCCAAAATGCTTTGAATTCGTCCTTGCTATTCATGACGGCGGTTTTGACGCTATCAAATACCGACTTCACGCCTTCAATGATTGGTGTGAATGTTTTTTTCAATGTCATGCCAACGTCGGTAATGACCTTGCCAAACCCGTCGCCCTCGGTAAGACTGAACGCTGCTGAAAATGCCTGGATTGCTGGCAATGCGTTTTCATTGATGAATTTCAATAGTTTGTCCAGGATTGGCAACAATGCCGTGCCCAATGTTTCTTTCGCTTCGTCAAAAGCCACTTGAACACGTGCGATTTGTCCCGCGTAGGTATTGGCATTTGCTGCGGCTGCGCCACCGAATAATTCGGTCAAACGACCTTGCACTTCTTCAAATGACATTGTTTTCAATTCGGCGGTGGATAAGCCAACGCCTAATCTACCTAGCGCAGCGGTGTTGCCGTCATACGCTTTTGAAAGTGAAGTTGCAATTGCTTCAACTGGCTTACCCGTCGCCGCACTAACGTCCAATGCGATTGCCAATAAATCCTGCGCCTTTGTAATGTCGCCCGTCGATCTAACCAGGCGACCAAGTGCCGGGCGTAGTTCGTCGTCAGCAACACCCGTTGCCAATGACATTTGAAGAATCGAATCTTCGGTTGCTTTGATCTGCGCCTGGGTTGCACCCGTGGCATTTTCCAACGCCAACGCCAATTGTGTTTGTGCTTTTTCGTCAGCAATTGCAGCCTTTACGCCTTCGATACCAATTGCAATTGCAGCAGCACCAGCAGCGGCAGCAGCTGCGGCGAAGGCTTTACCGATTGCAATGCCTGCCTTGCCAACCTTGTCGCCAAACGTGTCAACGTCACCCGACGCCGTTTTCAGCGATTTGTTAAGACCGTCAACGTCGCCAAGAATCGAAAGTTTAAGGGTACGGCTTAAGCCTGCCACTAGGTGTACTTCCTAACTATCTTGGAAAATCCTTCTTCCCATTTTTTCACAATGTCAGGCTGAACGCTTCGAAGTGTTGGGTAAATAAACCAACCGCGTGAACCTTTACCTTCGCGACCTGACCACACTGGAAATTGCTTAAAACGATTTGAACCGAATTCATAACCGCCCCAAACCTGTTGGGTCGAACCGCCGCCACTCAATTTTTGTGAAGCAAAACCAAATGCAATTTCACCGATCTTTGATGACTTTCGAACTTTCGAACCTTCAGCGATTTTTGCCGCTGCGCGATTGTTTGCTTGCTTTGATGTGGCAATAACTTTGGTGCGTACATAGTCAGCCAATTCGCTGGTGACTTCTTTTGCCTGTTGAGTTGCTTCGTCGTCCATTGCTTTGAAGGAACGAATAATCGCGCGCAATTCGGCTTTGTCGTAGGAAATTGCTTCCTTAGCCATTTGCCCGCCTTTCTAAAATTTCAAGTATTGTCAAAACGTCTTCGGCACTTTCAAATTCGCTAGGCGATAGCCCCGTTGCCAGGGCTATCTCCCACACGATTCGACTTAGGCTTCCGACTGGGTGGCTTTTGGGTTTGCTTCACCGACGATCACTTCGGAAATAGTTTCCGTCCATGCTTCGATTGGCTTGACTGGCTTACCAGCTGCTTCTCGTTTCATGGCGTGATAGGCAAGAAAGACAAGATCGGAAATTCCGATCTTTTCCTGCGCCTGGGCAATGGTGTGACCCGTTTGCTTTTCCCACTTCACCCATTCAGGCGGTGCCGCCGTGTAAGTGATTTGGTCGCCGTTATTGTATTCAATTGTTATTGGTAACTTCATTTTGTCTCCCGATTAGTAGTTTTTAACTGAATGTTTCAGTAGGTGTTCCCACCACAATGAATGATAAGTCAACTGTCTGTGCGTCAGGTGCTGACCCGCCGACTGCTGGAAATACTGGCATGACGTTGAATGCAAACACTGCACCAGTCACGGCAGTCAATGAAACTGCAAGTGTTGTGTTTGGTGCTGATTCGCATGCTGACCATAGTGCTTCGCACAATGAACCAGTCGCGCCCCAGTCTGCAAGCATTGAAACGTCAAATGTCCACTGGTCGTCAATGTGCTTGTAAGCCTTGCCGTCTAGCGTCTGGTAAGTCTCGACGGTTGGTGAATTCGCAAGTGTTGCGCTGGTCGCCTGCGCGTCGTAATTAACGGTTGCAATGGTCACGACTAAATCGCGACCAGTTATGATTGTCGTTGGCATTTTGTCCCCTATGTTGTTTGTGTGTAGTACGTCGAAACGTTTATGTCTGCCACCAGCATTGGACTTTGACCTACTTCCAAAACTGTCGGCTTTTCAACAACGCCAACAACGTATCCCGCGGGCATTGCCGCGAGAATTCCTATGATGAGTTTTTCCAGGTTGTCTAACGAACCTGCATTGCTATTTGAAGCAACGATTGCGGTGATTGCAAAATTGATTTTGACCTGTGTCTTTGACTTACCGATCAACACAACTTCCATGTAAGGCGAATCGGGTACGACCACGATCGCGGGTGGAATGGGTGCTTCGGGAACGCTTGGGTACACGTTGGCAGATAGCGCGCTGAAGGCGTTTGCTAGGGCTGCACGGGTTTCGGATACGGC